GGACTTCAGGTTGTTTGATCGTCTCACGTCGCAGGACCCCGGCCACTGGTCTCCACTGGAGCACGTAGCTTTTGCTGGAATGAGCGCTCCTCACCAGGCTGCAAACGGAAACTTTATCGGTGAGTGGTCACAACTTAGGTATGTTTATGAGAAGGGATTCACTATTGATGATATTCTGGGATGAGTATGCAAACCATAAGTAATGCGGCAATCTTCCACAACGGACAGAAGAAAATGACAAAAGTCAATGCCCTAATTGACGGAGAAGACATCTTTATTAACAACGGGACGACGGGCGTCCTTATCAATCAGCACAAAATCGTTAAGACGGCTAAGGTCGGTATGGCCTGGGATATTGAGGCAGCGGCTGGAACTATCATTCGGCTCACGATCCAGGAGGGCTGCGGCTGCGGTGGAATGAAGTTCTACAGTAGTGATGAAGAATACACCGGAACATTGGACTTTCATGGAGTAGAAGTAATTCAGGAAGACTGACCACATCGCTGATACCATTGTTTAGAGAACAATGGACTTCAAATTAGCAGCATGCCTCGGTTCGAATTCGGACCTGTGGTTCCCAGACATAGTTGACGAAGACGGAGAAGAGTGGCTGGATGACGGTCAGATATTCGAAGCATTCGGAGACACGTCAGACTTCTATGGTGAGGCTCGTAGTGTTTGCGAGACGTGCCCTATCAAGGACGCATGCCTGCAGCACGCACTCGATAACAGAGAAAGATACGGAATGTTCGGCGGACATACTCCACTGGAGAGGCGAAGAATTGAAAGAAGAATTAGAAGAAGAAAGCGCCAGGATAGGCTAGCATTAGAGCAAGATGAATAGTATCGAAGCTGCAATCGAAGGACTAACGTTCCTCCACTTGGTAATCCTAATCCTCGGAACATTCTCGTACACGAGATTGGTTACAGCGGACAAGTTCCCACTTTCAAACTGGTTCCGAGACAAAGTTTTCAGCAGGTACCCTCCTGTTGGGCACACATCGAAAGACCGATGCCACACAAAAGGAATTGACTCTATGAAGGTGTCACAGGGTTGGTATGTCCAAAAAGGGCATTGGCTCGGAGAGCTAATTTCCTGTGGCTGGTGCTTCTCTTTCTGGGTAGGATTATTCGTGAGCATTGGCTACGTCGTTATCCCGACATTGACTCTCGCAGCGCTCTTCCCAATGGCCCTTCGTGCCGCATCTGGCGTCATCTCATACCACAACGGAGGATGAGCTATAATGAAATAATGGAATTGGGTGTGCAGGAAATTGCAAACAAGTACTCGCGCGGAGTAGACGCCCTTTCGGTGTAGTCGTGGCCTGTAGGTCGTGCACGGGTAAGCCTCCCGTACCATTCTCTCAAGCTGGAATGCCCACCATTTTTGCGTGGGGTCCCTTCCCAGGAACCATAGTCTTAGGCCTAGAGGATGGAGTCTCTGCTGTGCAGAACGTTCTCGCAGGTGGTAACGAATAATGGGAATATTCAGCAGAGAGCCTAAGGAGCACGTATCAGCCGCTCCAGAACCAATCGGTGCAATCGTTGCCGGTGGACAATCGTACAGCGTTTCGTCTTATTCAGACGCCACAAACCTCACACTACTCCGCCAGACTTGGCAACAAAGGGCGTTCGACCTCTATGAGACAGAGGGACACCTATATTACGCAACCAACTACGTCGGGTCTACTCTAGCGCGAATCAAGCTGGTTGCGGCAGAGCTTCCTGAGACGGATGAGTCCCTCAGCAAGCCACGAATCATTGAGTCCGGCCCCGTAGCAGATGCCGTGAGAAACATCAAGTCGGCCCGAGGTGGACAACGAGGCCTTCTCAGGCAGGTTGCCCGCAACGTATTCTTGACTGGGGAAGCTTGGATCATCGCAGAGACGGACCCACTCACCGGAAAGCAGACCTGGGATGCAGTCTCTATCAGCGAACTACAGACGCACGGGCAGACAACCTCGTTCAGCCGTCGCCGCCTCCCCGGCCAGCAGCCGGTACCACTCCCGAGAAACACGCTAGCAATGAGGATCTGGAAGGAGTCTCCACAATACAGCGAGCTAGCTGATTCTGGTGTCCGCTCAGTTATTGAGATTCTTGAGAAGATCGTCGTGCTCAACCGTGCTGAGAAGGCAGTAGCACGGAGCCGTCTCGCCGGTTCTGGTATCCTTGCACTCCCACAGGAGTTGGTGCCGCCCGCATGGCAGAACCAGGGAGACTCTTCTAATCAGATGGAGGCAAACCCTCTGTGGCAAGCCCTTGCTGAGTCAATGACGGCCCCATTGGAGGACGAGAGTCACCCATCAGCCGTTGTACCTCTCCTATTGATTGGTCCTGGAGAGACGATCAACAAGATCAAATACGAGCCACTTAATCGCGATTTTGACACGGCGGGAGCGCAAGAATCCATCCAAAATGGAATTCAACAGATAGCCAGCGCATTGGAACTTCCCCGTGAGATCCTACTAGGAGTTGGGGAAACTACAAGCCACTTCACAGCTTGGGCAATCAGGGAAGACACGTTCATGGCACACATTCAGCCTCTTATTGAGTTGATTTGTGATGCCATGACCCGAACGTATCTCCACGCCGCATTGGCCAAGCTTACGCCAGAGCAGTTGGCAGAGTCGGGAATAACTGATCCGAGCCGTTTGGTGGTTTGGTATGACGCCTCTGAGATAATCATCAAGCCTGATAAGTCTGATAAGGCTATTGCGCTTCACGATAGAATTGTCATATCCGACAAGGCTCTTCGAGAAGAGCACGGATTCGGGGAAGGAACGGCACCTGGAGAAAGTGAGTACACAAAGAGGTTGGGAATCAAGACAGCGAACCCAGAAATGGCGGTAACTGGAGAACTACCTGAGTACGAAGACATCCCACTACCCACTCCATCTGCGAGATCGGTAACGGCCCCAAAACTCTAAGCCCTGGAAGGGGCAAATCACCGCAAGGGCCAAATTCATCGCCACCTAAGCAGCCATTCCAACGGAGGGTAGGCCAGGGAGCGGTACGTCCGGACGCACGGGCGACTAACGTCATCCCAGAAGGGGCAAAGTCCCTGACAGCCTCATCGTCATCCACAGATCCAGGAGCTAAACTAGCCAGGTTTGACCAGAGAGCGCTTATACAGTTGCAGGGTATGGCAGAAATGGATGCTCAGGGGCTGTATGACGGCACCCTGACGCAGGAAGAAGTGGATGACGGGTTTAACGGATGGGCGCTCCTGATTTGGGGCGCTCTGGCCGCATTCACATCCAATGTATTTTCTGGTAGAGGGTATTCAGGACTAATCGAGTCACAGGGATTCAACATTGACCAGGCAGTTGATTCTGCCAGATTGACGTATGCATCCTCATTGACCAAAATCAACTCTGAAAAGGAAAAGAGTACCACGAGCATACTTCCAGGAGAGTTGGATCCCACTCGTTCCGTACAAGCTGGGAGTGTCAGGCCGACATTCACATCGCTTGGCGGCGGAGGACTTGGAGCAGAAGCCGCATTACTCGGAAGCCCGACTGCTGGAACAGTGTTCGCTAATTGGATGAGTGAGAACGGAATCAGCACCAGCGGAAAGATTTGGGTGTACGGGGCAGTAAACAGGAGGCCATTCACCGGACACTTAGTGTTAGACGGGATGGTATTCGACAGTTTTACAGACGACGTTCTGGCCGTTTCCTCTCAGGATGCCTGGATTAGACGTTCACATTATACGCCTGGAGATCATGCGGGCTGTTCCTGCGTGGTATCTCCCTATATCCCTAACTGGATCTAGTAATTGGAGGGGTCGTCCCCGTACTCTTCTATGAACTCCAACGCCCATTTAATTTTGTCCTTGACGCGCTGCCCAGCGGGCTGCGCCCTGCTCCACAGTTCAAGGTTCTCAATCCTGTTGTCGTGTTTCTGTCCGTTCTTGTGATGAATGTTCTCTTTCGGGAGTAGATACCTTCCTAGTTCTGCTTCCATTACCAATATGTGTTCTTGGACGTAGTTCCAATCTGACTTCCTGTTTGCAACTCTTGGGTGGTTCTTAGACACTCTCCTGTACCTATAACCGTTGCTCCCCAAATATACGCCGCCCTTCCAACTGTGATGGTTTTCCATTTTTTGGCCCTCGGATGCACAAGTCTGACACTGATTTGCCCTTGGATGTCGCGGCCCCCCACACGTTGGACATTCTTGTTTCGTTTTTGCATGAACGCATGAGTTGCAATTCCTGGCTCGGGACTGCGCCACCTTGTATTTCTTCCCACACGTTGCACAATCTTGTGTTTTTCCTACTTTGGATGTCATTGTGTTTTATCCTAACACACGGTATGTCATCCCCGTGTAATTATTCAACGTAAACTAATAGCAGCATGGAATTGGATCGTAAGCCAGTCACGAAAAGTGATTTCATATACACTCCCGACAAGGGAGCAGGTGAGTTTGTCATGGTCATCCTCAGAGAGAATGAGTTGACGATCGACGGACGCATGATTGAGCTTGGTGCCACAGAATGGCGCAACCCACCGATCCCTCTCATGATGAATCGAATCAACGGTGTCGAGGGGCAGCACAAGAATTCATTGGCAGCAGCTAGCATCGTTGATATTTGGAGAGACGGAGCGACCATCTACGGTCGTGGAGTTTTCTCATCAGACGAAGAAGGACAGGAAGCCCGCCAGCTAATCAAAGAAGGTGTCATCTCTAGAGTATCAGCAGACATGGCTGGAACCGTCTCAGAGGGATTCGACGTGGATCGCCCTGACCAAGTGCGCAAGCTCGTTAAGAAGGGAATCATCGTCGCTGTGACGGCCCTTCCAATGTCATCATTCAACGACACACAGATCGCAGTCACCGCAGCCGCCGCTCCGCAGGGATGGGCACCGCCGTCTGACTGGTTCAAGTCTCCCCAGTTCGAAGGACCCACGCCTCTCACGGTAACAGCGGATGGTCGGATCTTCGGGCACGCCGCAATCTGGGGAACGTGTCACGTGGGATACAAAGACAAGTGCGTACAGCCCCCACGATCAAATTCTGGGTACCAATACTTCAACACTGGCACAGTTCTCTGTGCTGACGGCAAGAAGGCGTCTGTAGGGCGGCTCACGGCCGGTACAGGTCATGCCGCAATGGAGTTTGGTGCCCAACCAGCCGTTTCCCACTACGATGACAACGGATGGGCCGCTGGATATATCCACGCCTCCGAAGACGAGTGGGGAATTACATACGCAGGTGCAGTAGCGCCGACCGCCAACACCGATCAGATCGTCGCTCTTCGCGCCGGTGCTGTTTCTGGGGACTGGAGGACTATTGGATTCGGACTGGAGTTCGTCGGCTTGCTTGCCGTCAACATGCCAGGATTCCCTATCCCACGTACACAATCCGGATTTGTCGCCAGTGCGCAGACAAGTTTGGTGGCCGCAGGAGTCGTGACAGCCGAAGAGTTTGGCTGTGCTCCGTGCGTAGAAAAGATTATGGAATCACTATCAGGAGAAGTCGATGTGGCCGAAGAGGTTGTCGAGATCGAGCTATCTGAGGAAACTGTAGTGGTTCCCGAGGAAGTTGTAGAGGTCGAACTAGCCGATGAGGAAGCAGAAGCGCAGGAAGAGCCACTAGCCGAAGAACTTGAGACGGAAGTCGAAGAGGTCGAGGTACAGGAAGAGTCCCTAGAGGCAGAAGATGCCGATGCGGAGTTGATTATTCAGGAAGCTCTTTCTGCCATTGACATCGAGATGATTGGCTTTGAAATGAGCACGATCACCGCTGCAGCGCAGTCAGATTCCGATTCCAAACTGGGAAGCGCAAAGACGCTGACCGCTAGTGAAATCTCTCGCATGAAGACGGCGCACAGCAGTACGAAGGCTGAGAGATTCCTTAAAGAGCGCCTAGGTAAGTAGCACCTACTCAAGTCACACTTTCACGCCTGTGACACGACGGGCAGAGTGTTTTGCCGTCCTTGGTCTTAATTGCCACACTGCGGATCTTGCACCCATTCAGGCATTTAGAGAGCTTATGTGCACTTATTATCCACTCCGAACGGTCAGCATGCCTTGGGTTGATGCAGTCCATGTCCCCGCACGACATCTTAGTTACTCGGAACCTGTCTGGTCCCTTTCTAACCGTTCTGCACGCTGCCACTCGGATATTGTGCTTCCTGCCACCAACGTTCCTGTACATACCATCTGACATGCCGTCTCTGATAATGAGATTGTTGTTGGTGTAGTTGGTCGCATATATGTGGTCATTAACCATAATGGCCCGCTGATTCCACAGAACTACGGATCCATCTTTAGTTGATGCGGAAGACGTGCAGGGGAGAATTATCCTTTGTTTACCTGACACATCTGCCATTTTCTCTATGCGTCTTGTGTTGAATTTTGAGAGATCTCCCATAAGTAAATTATAGTGTACTTTAGTCTTGCACTGTTAAAGTACATGCGTCACATTGACATTTTTGCTTGTTCTATCATTATCTCTATGGAAGATTCTGTAACCCCAGATGCAACATTGGACCTCGGCAAGCTTGATGAAGCGTCTCTAGTTGAACTAGAAGCGCTCCTCATGTCGGACTACCAGGAGAAGAAGTCCTCAGAGGATTTCGAATCATCTTCTGACAAGCAGGAGGCACTACTCGCCGTTCTCGCTACGACGAAGGCTGTTCGCTCAGAAATGAGCGAGCGTGTCATCACCGCAGCCGCAGACGCCGAAATGTCAGCAGCGGCCGGTGAGGGATTCCTCGCAGCCGTCACCCCAGTCGTCGCAGAAGTTGTGATCGACGTAGCCGACGAAGTCGTTCTTGAGGTCGTCGCAGAAGTCGTAGTGGCAGAAGTCGTCGCAGAGGCCCCGGCCGATCTCGTTGCAGATTTTGACCTGGAGAAGGTAGCGAGCATCTCGCTCTCACCTTCAGGACTCGCTTCCGATGAGAAGCCTGTACTGGACGAAGGTCCTTCCGATCGTGGTCTTGGTATCACAGCGGGCGCTGACATTCGCGGCTTCAACGCCGGACAGGAGTTCAAGGGTTGGGACCAGGTTGCGCAGGCAATGGTCGCAAAGCGCCCAGACATCCGTTCGAAGGGCGCTGAGGGCGACGGAAACCAGACCCTCGTTGCTTCCGTCCACGGAGACTTCCCAGTGGAGCGCCGTCTCGGAAATGACCTAGACGACACGATGAACAAGATCAACAACATCGCATCTTCTGAGTCGATTGTTGCTTCTGGTGGACTCTGTGCACCGCTCACTCCTTACTACCAGCTAACCACGTACGGAGACGCAGTTCGTCCGGTCCGTGACATGCTCCCTAACTTCAAGGCAGATCGTGGAGGAATTCGCTTCCTCCCGGCCCCGAAGATCACTGATCTCGCCGGATCTAACAGGATCACGACCGCCGCACAGGACGCTGCTGGATACACCAACCAGACACCGGCCGGTACGACCGCTCCGAAGCCTTGTTTGCACGTCACGTGTGAGGCCGAGCAGTCTTGCATCATCGACGCACACAGCCGCTGCTTGAGCTTCGGAAACATGGGATCACGTACGTACCCAGAGCAGGTCGAGGCATGGATCAAGCTCGGTATGGCCGAGTTCGCTCGTGCAGCCGAGACAAAGCTTCTTGACGGTATTGCTACCGCATCAACTGCAGTAACCACTGTCCAGCAGTACGGAGCAACCACATCAATCATGGAGCAGATCGCTCTCCTAGTAACGAGCTTCCGTAGCCGTAACCGCATCTCATCGTCTTTGACCATGCGTGCGCTTATGCCTTGGTGGATCAAGGAAGTGTTCCGTGTAGACCTCGCCGCACAGGCACCGGGTGATGGCCTGGGTCGTTTGTCCGTATCCGACGCACAGATCGCTGGTTGGTTTGAGTCACGTGGAATCAGCATCACGTTCTTCCAGGACAACACCACCGCTGCAGGCGCACCGTTCGCAATCCCAACGGCAGGAAACGCCGTACCGACGTGGCCAACAGAGTTCCAGTGGTTCCTCTTCCCAGAGGGATCATTCCTCTACCTCGATGGAGGTACTCTTGATCTCGGACTCGTCCGTGACAGCACGCTCAACTCGCAGAATGATTACACCCTCTTCTACGAGGAGTTCAATGGCCTTTGCTTCATCGGCCTGGAGAGCTATTCTGTGACCAGCGCAATCCTGCCGACCGGAACATACGCACCGGCAGACGCCGCCCGTACAGCGTAAGCGGATGCGCCCGTAGGCGCTACTCAGTAATCTTGGAAATCCTCACCAGAAATGGTGGGGATTTTCTCGTTTATACGGGAATGAATATGGGCAATAATGTTGGTCAGAAGAACTCAGTTTGAAGATGTAACATAGAGGTATGAACGCAGGAGGCCCAACGGGCGTAGAGCAGGGTCCACGACTAACACCGCCGACCATTTCACTTCTAACGTCTTCACAGATTGTTGAAACTGGATCAGACGAACGCTGGTATTCAGGGTTCGAATACGTGTCTGATGGATGTGGAAAGGACGGCTCCGCCATGTTCAAAGTCTGTCACACCGACACCGAGCGTAAGGGGTACTGCCGTAAGAACGGCATTTCCACGTTCAGCCCGTATGTCGTGTTCGGATCTGCCACATGCTCAACGTGGGACTTGGAGTCTGACGAAAATGGAAGCAAGAACGCCGGATTCGCTGAGTTCCAGGACCTCGCACGTCGTCGCCTACTTTCCGGAGAGAGCTTTTGGCTAGAGAAAATGCTTTGGGGTCCTGATGCAGACATTCAGACAGAAGTGCAGGGACTGCTTAATCCTCACTTGGCGTCCGCTTCGGCCTCAGCAGTGACTGGTGGGGGCACAGATCACGTACGTGCGCTCGCAGCGCTTGAGGATGGACTGGGGGACTGCCTCAGGGGGTCTCGTGGAATGATCCACATGCGCCCAGGACTACTGACCCGCCTGGCCACCAACGGAGCTATTCGACGTGTAGGAAACGTGTGGCTCACCGCTACGGACAACGTTGTCGTTCCTGGTCGCGGATATTCAGGGAAGGGTCCGACCGGACAGGTTGTCGGAACTACCGAATGGATGTACGCCTCCTCAATGGTTCAAATTCGTCGTGGCCCATTGGTAAACATTCCCGAGACAATCGAAGAGGCTATTGACCGTGCGACAAACGACGTTTCTGCAATAGTGGAAAGAACCGTTCACGCAGCACTTGACCCAGAATGTTGCGTCCTCGCCGCCGAGGTCACACGCTAAGATAGGTACCAGTCATGGCAATCGTAACATCATTCGTCGGATCGTCTACAACCACTACGACGATCTCGATCACAGCCAACCACGCCGGATCTCCTCCAGGTCCCGGTGCCCAGTTCGAGTTGCACTGGCACACGACAAATGGACTCTATCCAGTAAGTCTCGGAAATGTCGTTGTTGCGCACCCAGGAGTAGACGCCAGTGTCGTCCTGACGGCCACCGGCCTGACCCCCGGAACCACGTACTACTACACGGCACTCTACACGGACACCACACAGGGGGACACAATTTTCTTGCAGTCATCTGCCACAACGGTAGCTGCCGTCACAGACATCGTGGTCGCCTACGGAGGTTCAACCAACGACCACTCCACAAGCGCCAACATCGTCGCCCACTCAGGGCATCCAGCACCCGGCATTAACGGAGTGATTGGTTGGGAGTACGGAAACTCCAGCGGTGGGCCATACAACGTCGGGTTCATCGAGGTTCCATACCCTGGTGCGAACGCTTCGACCAAACTTACCGTCAACGAACTGCCTCCGTCAAGCTCATTCTTCGCCCGTGCGTATTACGAAGACAGCGTGCAGGCCAGGACCTATTCTGGACAATTTGGCATCACCACGCTCGCTCTCCCGGCAGTCGGAATCGTTCCTGTATACGACGGTGGAACATCTTCCACCACCAACGATACCATCGTAGTCGGGTTCTCCCACACTGGTGCTCCGGCCTTGGGAACTGGCGGTCTCTTCACTTTGTATCGGAACGCACTCCCCGGCCAACACCCTTCCGGTTCGACCTCCACACAAATCACGTACCCCGGAGTGGACATGTCCAACACGTTGCAGTTTACTGGATTGGCCCCCAGCACGACGTACTACATTACAGGTGTATACACCGACTCCGTGCAGGCGGACACGTATTTCCTCAAGGACCTTCAGGTAACCACCGCAGCGACGGCGGCACCGATCACCATCGGAACTCTTGGGTACAACTCCCCCATCGGAACTGCACTCAATGTAGTTGCCAGTCTCGGAGGAGCACCAGCAGCCGGAACGGGAGGTTCGGTTCTCCTGGAGTGGAGCCTGTCAGCCGGTGGGGCTGTTGTCGGGTCTTCCACCACGGCATACCCTGGAACTGACGGGAGCCTGAATCTACCTGCCACTGGACTGACCCCATCCACGACATACTACTTCACGGCCAGCTACTCGGACTCCGTACAGCCTCGCACAGAGGCTCCCGAAATCAGCGTTCCGTCCGGAATCGTTCCGCCCGTTCCCCCGATCGTACTCACGTTCGGAGGTTCAGTCTCAACCACCACGAATATCGACGTTTCCATCGTACACACTGGCGCTCCGGCTCCAGGCCCCAACGGGTATTTCCTGATCGAGTACGGCCCTGTTGCTGGAGGTCCGTACTCAGGATTCCCGACCCTCGTGGCGTACCCAGGAGTGGACGGAACTACGGTAATCTCTACTGGAAATGTTCTGACCCCTGGTGTTCCGTACTTCTTCCTGATCAGCTACCAGGACGACGTGCAGCCCCAGACGTACATGACCGAGTTCTCGGTTTCTGCCGCACTCCCCTTGACCACAACGTCTTGCGATGTTCCAGACCTGTTCGTTGCCCCTCCAGCAGGGAGCGGGCCAGCGTCATCGACAGTGTACGAAGGACTCGACACAGAATTGGTCACGCTTTGTGACGACAACGGAAGCTTCCACCGTCGCTACATATTCGACGCCGAGACAGGAGCGCTGACCACCACATCCGACGTTGGTTTTGACGGTGCAGCATACACCACAGTAGGAACTGTCGGAGCTTGTGCCGCCACTAGCGCTGATACTGATAACGACGTTGAGGAGTCTTCGTGGTGTGTCGGAGGTGT